ACGGGTTTGATATACCCCAATCAACAGATTTAGTTAAAGACGGCGCTACGGCTATTGCCACGCTTGGTCAAGACATAGACACAGCTATGAACACAGCCCTTGGTACAAAAAAGGCTGGAATGGTATTACTGAATACGACTAGTTTTAGTGGAGTATCTTCTGTTTCTTTACCAGCAAATACTTTTAGTTCTACTTACAGAAATTATAGACTCATTTACAAATTTACTCAAATTACTTCAATAGGTAATTTAACTTTAAGATATAGAACGACTGGTACTGATAACACAACATCAAATTATAATTATGGTGGTTTTTTTGGTGGTATTAGTTCGGTTGTAACAAGAAGGAATGCTACGGCTCAAAATTCTTTTGCAATTATAAATAGTATAGGTGTTAACACTCTTAGTTTTTTAAGTATGGATATAATTTCACCTAACCTTGCTGAGCCTACTTTTGGATTTTTTAATTTTTGGGCGCAAACCACTAGTGATTTGTATTCAATTGGTACTGAATTTCCACCATCAACTGTTTTTGACTCTGCAAGTTTGATAACTTCTGCAGGTGGATTAACAGGTACAGTTGAATGTTACGGATATAATATTTAGGAGACAATGATGCCAAAAAAAGAAGAACATATATTTATTCAAGACGGCGACACAGTTATTGAATTAACAGGCGCAGATAAAGAAGCATTTTTGGCTGATAGAAAAGCCACAGCAGATGCACAAGCACTACTTGAAGCCGAGCAGTCAGCAAAAAGAGATGCACGCGATTCAGCAATCAAAAAACTTGGTGAAATAGCAGGACTCACAAAAGAAGAATTAGATGCAATACTTTAACCACAAACAATTTTCTTTAGCTGCAATTGCTTTCCTAGCAGCTTGGCAAGCAACAGACTTTGCCCTTGATTACAGAGCTGTATTAGGTGCTGTCGTAGCTGCTTCAATGGGAGCTATGAACCCTAATGCCAAAACCAAGATTAAGTAAAGCAGCTGAGCAATTACGCTCCGAAATAAACGCCAAGTATCCTAAACGCGATAAACGTAGCGATGGCTGGATAGGCGACACTTCACACAACTCACGTAAGTCAGACCACAACCCAGATTAGAATGGGTGGGTTCGTGCTATAGATATTGACTCAGACCTTGTTAAAGGCTCATCTAAGGAATCTTGGTTATTAGCCGAGAAGATTAAGATGATAGCACTCAAGGGCGACAAAAGACTTAGTTACATTATTCATCAACACCGAATAGCCTCACCACGACAGAATTGGGCTTGGCGTGTCTACAAAGGGTCTAACCCTCACGTTTCACATATGCATATATCCTTTACTAAGGCAGGCGACCTTAACGGAAAGGCATTTGGAATATGAGTAAACCTAAAGCAAAAAAGCAAACAATAGAACTACCTGATGTTATGGCTAGTGAACTTGTAAGAATTGTTAACACAGCTCACGAAGACGGAAAACTAATAGTCGGATTCGTTGCACTTTTAGAGGTCTTTGACGGAAAGAAAAAAACTATAAAGATTATGGCTAATGCAGATATGCCACAACATTCAGTTTTTGGAATGATTAACTATGCAGCTGAAAAATATCAGTTTACTCTTGCACCTGATGAAGATGACGACGAAGACGATTTTTACCGACCAGATTGGTACGACGGACAGTAAATGATAAATGAACTTCTTGGCATCATTGGGTTGCTAATTACTATTCTTGTTTTGGTTATTAAAGCAACCTCAGAGATTACTAAAATGAAATCGCAATTGTTTCCCAATGGTGGAAGTTCGTTATCAGATAAAGTGACACGCCTACAGTTAGATGTTGTTAAAATTCGTAGTACTATAGATAGTATTAGTACAGAGTTAGGCAAGCCTAAACGAAAGAGGTAACTATAAAACGTTACGTCGTAATATCAGATTTGCAATATCCTTACATTAAAAAATCGTACGTTGAATCACTTCTTAATTATGTTGATTACGTTAAACCGGATAAGTTACTTTGTGTTGGTGATGAACTTGATTGCCAAACAATATCAACTTATGCGCGTGGAACAGCCCTAGAATTTGAGGGTTCGTTACAAAAGAATATAATAGGTTTGAAAGGCTTGCTCAAAGAATTCCGTAGTGCTATTGGACGCAGTAAGCCTTTCATTATGCAACGAAGTAATCACACAGCACGCATTGAGAAATACGTCCAAAAATTTGCGCCTGCGATGTCAGTTTTGGATTGCATTAAAATAGAAAACCTTTTAGGTTATAACGATAAAGAAATTAACATAACTTACAACAGGTCATTGAAAGAATTTACTAAAGGCTGGCTTCTCGCTCACGGCGATGAGTCCAGGTTATTTTCTATGGCAGGTGCTACAGCTCTAAATTTGGCAGTTAAAACTAACAAATCGGTTATATGTTCTCATACGCATCGTCAAGGAATAATGCGTCAATCTTATGGTTTTGGGGGCAAGCAAACAACTCTTACAGGTGTTGAAGTTGGGCATCTTTGCGACATAAAGAAAATGAGTTATTTGAAAGAAAACATTGCGAATTGGTCGGCTGGCTTTGCTGTGGTCTATGAGCAAGATGGTGTTGTTAAACCTGAGCTTGTGTCTTTTAATAATGATGGTTCTTTCATAGCTGAGGGCGAACTCTGGCGTTAAAGCCGTTATCAAATTGTTATAATTCAATGCCGTGTTTTGACATAGGTAAGCCTTAACCTTTCTTTAACGAAAGGGGCAATATATGGATAAAGTCTGGTATCCAATATCAGAACTATTAACCGACGCATATCATAAAATGTTTTTTTACCACAAAACCCAATGCACTTTTAGGGAATGTGATTGCGAAAACAAGCTACAACAATTGCAAGAATTCCACGGCATATTTATAGGAGTTAACTAAATGGATTATCTAAAGAACTACATAGAAGTTAAAGACAGAATACAAATGTTTTACGACAAATTCCCAGAGGGCACTTTGCACTTTCAATACAAGGGTGTCCTGGAGTTCAACGGCGAAACATACATTTATGGTGAAGCCTTTGCTTACCCTGAACGCGACAAGATGGCTTATGCAAGTGGCTGGGCTTGGGAACGTGTACCAGCTAGAGGCTTTGCTAAAGGCGCTGAAATGATGACCTTAGAAACCTCAGCTTGGGGTCGTGCTATTGCAGCTCTTGGTATTGCTGTTACTAAAGGTATTGCTTCAAGAGAGGAAGTACAACGTAACGTGAACACAGAAAACGACCCTTGGCAAACCCCACCAGATAGCCCTAAAAAGCCCGTAGAGGGCAAAATTAGCCCCGAAACCCCTGCGCCTATATCAGGACAAGGACAAGGCTTAGAAATGGGCTATTTTGGGTCTTATAGGGTTGCTACAGAAAAGCAAGTAAACTTCTTGCATTCTTTATGTAAGCGTATCTATACTGACTGGGATAAAGAGAAACTACTGAAATATCTGCAATTCCTAAGTAAGGAACAGGAGTTTTCTAAGCTAGAATTCGCACCATACACAATCGTTAAAAACCAATTAGATAATCAACAACAATTGGCAGATAATTTAAGTGCTTGGTTAAACGCTTCTAGACTTCCGTCAAGCCACGAACAGGCTGAAACGGCAGCTGCAGATTGGAAGACAGACCAATTTTAGAGATACTTTTAATGAACCCATATTTTGATGACGTTGAGCTACTCCCAAGCGATTACCGGAAAATAGCCGTTTGTGAGTCGTCATTAAACCCAGAAGCAATAAATCGAACAGGCAAGTATAGGGGCTTGTTTCAATTCGATAAACGCTCTTGGGAATGGGTAGGTGGGTCTGGCGACCCAGCACGGGCTTCTGTGCGTGAACAATATAAACGCGCACAGATGCTTGTATCAAAGCAAGGATTCAATAGAGCATTCCCACAATGCTCAAAAATTATGGGGGTCAAATGATGGAAGCAATTATCGTATTCTTCGGTGCGTTTCTGGTGTTACTAGCGTTGTATATGCGACAATAAGACCAAGAAAGGGGGGCGAATGAAACCACAAGACGTATACAAGCTAGAGCAAGTCTTGAGACTCTCAATTTCACAAGACTTACTTAACAAGGCATCAAACTTTCATAATCAAGACGATATGGAAGAAGCAAGAAAGATAGTAGAAAAAAAACACTAAGTCAAGACAGGGGCAACAAATGGAACAAAGATACATAGACGCATTACTATTTGCAGGCGTAATACTAGCTGTGTTTGGTTTGGCTAACTTGTATGAGGTGGTCAAAAACTATGTTAAATTTGATAAGTAGATGTGTTAGCTGTGGTGGCTGGTGCTATAACGCTAGCTTCTGCAAATGGTGTATGCAAAGGATAAAATAATGCAACAATTTATAGTAGGTATGTTTGTTGGTGGCTTTATAAGTTTAATGTCATTAGCATTAGCGATTAAGTTGTACCTTAAATAATGGCAACATATATTTGGTGTAAGGGGTGTCATAAAATGATTGCTAAAGAACTGATACACGAGTGTGACAATGAGTAATGTCATATACCTGCATTACCATTACGATTACGACAACAGTAAAGAAGTTGCGTGCCGTGATGCTAAGTGTTACCAAAAACGTTTAGATGATAAAAAGAAGCTAGAAGAATATCAGTTTAAAGTTGATTTAGATTTACAACGTAAAGAAAACATTATGATGATAGAAGACTGGATACAAGACCCGAGGATAGACAACTACAACGATTACTGATATAAGTACTGAGTTGGTCGCTCAAACCAACTATAAACCTTAACTTGAGGGTTGGTTAATAGCCTACTCAAACAGCCGTCAGAGGGCTTATATTGCTCTGCCTATTTAGCAGACGTGTAACAAATACGAGAAGTTACGACATTACAAGCTACTATCACCGAGTCTCCTGGTAGTAAACAAAAGGTTGTAATGATATGGCGAGACTAAGCCGAATAACCAATAAGGCTTCCGTTCGATAGTGCGAAACCGAAAGGGTTCAAACTTAGAGAATGGTTCTTATCATTAAGCCGTTCTCTGTGCTTCAACACTCAGGGTTCATAAGAGATATATACTATAAACGTATGGATATAATAAGACGTAATGGTTCATCAACAAGATGGCGAAAGCTTAGAGCATTCGTACTTAAACGAGACAACAACACCTGCTACTACTGTGGAATTCCTACAGCTAATACGGTCGACCATCTCACACCCCTCGATAAAGGGGGCACAGATGAACTCAGTAATCTCGTTGCTGCTTGCTCACATTGCAACTACTCTAAAGGCTCAAAGACCGAACAACAATTCAATCGTAAACGAGCAAGAAAGAAAAAAGAACGAGAAATGATACGATTTTTTGAGCACGATAAGACACCACCGACCCCTGCCACTTCTTTCTCTCCGAAAGAGCTTAAAACGCCGTTTGAATTACCTAAAGGAGTTGGTTGTAATGATTAAAGAAGAAAAGCACAGAATTCTGCCTGCATTAGATAGGGCACACGACGAAGCGTTACGTCAGGGCATCATCTCAGACTTAGACGCTGCTGGTATGGCTATGGCGTTTACTTTAGCTGGTGTTTTGGATGGTGGAACATTAAAACCTATTGAAGAAGTTAAGTATATGGGACAACTTCAACAGATTTTGGATAAGTATGGGCTGAGCTTGTTTGGTCGTAAAGAAAAACCTGAATTAGAAGTTGGTGAAGACCCACTTGAAGCATTACGGCAACTCAGAACCGAGACTACAGACCACACCAATAGCGAGCCAAACTAAAGGTCACGAAGTTGTAGAGTTTGCCAAGCAAATTGAAATGCCTTTACTGCCTTGGCAAGAAAATGTAATCCTTGAGTCAAGCAAGATTAAAGACGATGGGTCATTTCAACATAAGACTAACCTGATTATTGCAGCTAGACAAAATGGTAAAACCCATTTACTTCGTATGCGTATCCTTGCAGGGTTGTTTTTGTGGGATGAGAAACTACAAGTAGCAACAGCGCAAAACAGAGACTTAAGCTTAGAAACATTTAGACAGGTTATTGAGGTTGTAGATAACTTTGATTGGCTTCGACGTAAAGTTAAACATATAACTAGGTCTAATGGTCGTGAAGAAATAGAAATTAAGAACACAGGTTGTCGTTACAAGATTATTGCACCATCAGAGGGCGCAGCTAGAGGTTTATCCTCAGATGTTGTATACCTGGACGAAGTAAGACAACATAAAACCTTTGGTGCGTTTAGTGCCTTGGCTTACACAATGCAAGCAAGACCAAACGCTCAAGGTTTTTTTATCAGTAACGCAGGTGACCACCAAAGCGTTGTGTTAAACAACCTTAGACAACGTGCATTAGACAAAATAGAAAAAGACACAGATGATGATATTAACTTTATGGAATGGTCAGCAGCACCACACAGAAAACTAAACGACATAGAGGGCTGGAAAGAAGCAAACCCTGCACTAGGACGCACTATTGACATCTCAGCAATCAAAGCCAGAATGTCAGACCCAACAGAAGTCTTTATGACTGAGTGTTTAAGTATGTGGGTAACAACAATGAACAGCCCTTGGGCACTTGGCTCTTGGAATAGTTGTATGCAACCAATACTAGAACTTAAACCAGATAGACCAACTTGGTTAGGTTTAGAAATATCACCAGAAAGAACAAGCTGGGCTTTAACAGGAACACAAGTTTTAGATGATGGTTCAATAGCTGTAGGTCTTATGGAATGTGTTGAATCAGAATACGCAATAGATGATTTGATTATTGCTGGACGTGTATCAGAGTGGGCTAAACATTACAACGCCGAAGCAATCGTTGCTAATAGGTTTAGTGGTGACTCAGTTGTAGCCAAGCTAAGACAAGCAGGCATAAACGCAGAAGTAATTAAAGGAAGTGACTACTACCAGGCTTGTGATGCAACATTGTCAGCTATGAGTGGTGGTAGACTTGCTCATAGTAATCAACCTGATTTAACAGCAAGCGTTAATTCTTGTATTAAAAAAGCAAACGAGTCTGGGGCTTGGTATATTATGCGTCGTCAACAATCAACAGCTGCTATCTCAATGGTTCTAGCTGTATTCAAAGCCGAACAGTACGGCATACGTGGTTCAAACCAAGACATTGTAGTTGCTTAGGTGCTTGACTATTATAACGATTTGGTAAAGAATTAGAAGTTATGGGCTTCTTTCAAAAATTACTAGGTGTAACACCTGACGACAGCGTAAACAAAGTAGATGCTGCTGTAGCTCCATACAATTATCAAGCTATAGCCCAACCATTTGATTTTTTTGGCGTTACCTCAATTACAAGAGCACAAGCTATGCAAGTACCAGCAGTTGCAAGAGCTAGAAATATTATGTGTGCAACTATTGGTTCATTACCATTAGAAGTTAGACGCGAATCAAACAACAGCAAAGTTACAACCCCACCTTTTATTAGACAACCAGACCCACGTATGACAGCACAAGCTGTATATACATTTCTTGCAGAAGATTTGTTATTTACAGGTCAAGGCTATTTAAGAATTATGGAACTTGGTGCAGATAACAGACCTTTAAGTGCTGAATGGATTTCAGTACAAAGAGTTACAAGAGAATTAGATTTTACAGGATTAAACAGCAACCAAGGTTACAACGTTACAGGTTACAAAGTTGACGGCAAGACAGTACCTAATTACGGTTTGGGTTCTTTAATTCCTTTTACAGGTTATGACGAAGGATTACTTGTAAGAGCAGGCACAACTATACAAACAGCGTATGCTTTAGAAAAAGCCGTTAAAAGATTTGCTGATGAACCAGTTCCTTCAATGATTTTGAAATCAAATTTGCCAATGCCGGCAGAAAGAGTTACAGCCCTATTAAATTCTTGGAAAGAAGCACGCAACAATCGCGCAACAGCTTTTGTCAACGATACAGTTGATTTTCAAAGCGTAGGATTTAGCCCAGAACAATTAACGCTAAACCAAGCACGTCAATATATGGCTTCTGAGATTGCTAGGGCTTGTAATATTCCTGAGTATTATGTTGGCGGCAACGCTGCCGGGAGTATGACGTATTCAAATGTAACAGCTGAAAGAAGAAGCTTAATAGATTTATCTTTACGTCCTTTGATGACAGCAATAACTCAAAGATTGTCAGATATTGACATAACCCCACGTGGTTCAATTGTTAAATACGATTTAGAAGAATTTTATTCACCAAGCGCACAAGAACGCGCAGATATTTACAGCAAACTTATTCCTTTAGGTGTAATGACAGTAGAGGAAGCAAGAGAAAGGGAAGATTTGATAAATGAATAACTTTATTAAATTCTCAACCGACATTATCGCAGCTAATTCATCAAAACGTGAATTAACAGGCGTTATTGTTCCTTTTGGTCAGGTAGGACATACCAATATGGGTGATGTTGTATTTACAGCAGGCTCATTAAAAATCGGTGAAGGTATTAAACTTTTTACTGAACACGATATGACTAGACCAATAGGTAAATTATCAAGATATGAAGAAGACGACAAAGGAATTGTCGGA